TCTGCCAATGGGGTGTAAGTAATCTCAAAGCTGCCGGGCAGTACGTGCTCCTCTGTAAACGTAAATTCCCAGTTGATAGAGCCTGTATTGATTGTGTAATCGTCATTGATTGGCAGTAGTGGCCGCAAGCCACGTTTGCCTAGGTTTCTGGTTTCAGTCACCAAGAGGTAAGGCGAAAACTTTGCCAGAAGGTCTGGCAGGTTTGTGCTCTCTTTCAGGTTGACATCACAGTTGAAGCGATTGGTGTTCAAGAAATTGGCCGCTCGCGTCAGTGCCGTTGTATCGACCAGCGTGCTCGGGATCTTGCTGCTATTGATCAGGCACCAGTGCACAAGGTCGGCATAGTTGTTGCTTGATCCGGTGACGTTATCCACCAGTCGGGTGACAATCATTCCATTGCGGATGAAGCAATGAACCTGACGGTTCCATTGATCAAAGCCGTTTGGAATGGTCACACTGAAGCTCAGCGTGCTCATGCCGGAATAGACGCCTACGGTGCCGCAGTAGTAGCTGGCTTCAGGCATTGTGTAGCCTGCGCGGGCCACGATCACATTGCCTGGCGTCCAGGTGCCGGCGCGGCGGTTGTATGTCTGGCTGAAGCTGCCAACCCTGCAACTGCGCTGGAACATGTCGCGCACCTGGATGCTGCCGATCTGCCCTTCACTCAAGACGAGGTGGTAATAGGCCGTGACGTTGTTGGCGATGTCGTTTTCAAACCGGCATTCAGATGCACCAGGGCTGATCAGAACACCGCCAGTGCCATTGGTTTCATCGCGGCGGCAGAAGACAATCGGCACCGGCTCACCAATCACGATCGAGCGCTGTTGCGTGTCCAGCTGACTGGAGCCCTCAGCAGCGCCTTCGCTCAGTGGCGGCTGAACCTGCCCTGCCTCAATAGCCAATAGCGCCAGCGGGTCAGCGGTGGTGATGATGTTCACAGCCTGCACCCCTTGCCGATCAATGCCGTGGTGAATGTGCGCGGTGGGATCTGCGCTCCAACCGGCGCCAGGCTGGTGCCCAGCTGCATCGTGATTGAAGTGAAGCTGCCATTGGCGCTCACCAGTTCGCCGTTGTACTGCGCGACCAGCTCCTGGCTGGTCTGTGGCGTGACATTGCCCAGCACGGGATCGAACTGGTAGATGAGCAGCTCCACCAGGCGGGCATCACGCAGCGCGGTGGTGACTGCAGTCATCACCAGGCTGGTGGCTGGCAGCGTGATGCTGATGCCACTCTCATCGCCGGTTTGTCCTGCCGTGATGCCATCAGCCTCAAACGGCTGGTAGTTCCACTGTGCGCTGTTCCATGTGACGGTGGCGTGCGCGTAGTAGGACTGCCAGCGGGTGTAGGAGACGCCGGCGCTGTCATAGATCCTGAGGTACTGGGATTGAGCGCGTGCCATTGGTTAGCGGATCCCCAGCGCAGTGCGTGCTGCTGGCGTGCGGATGCGGCCCAGCACGCCTTCAGCGGTCAGCCGCATGGCGCGCTCCATGTCGGTCACGGTGACGTAGCGTTGGCCGTCAAACTCCATCACCGGGCCGGTGGTTACGTTGATCGTAGTGCTACCACCCGCCGATCCGGTAGGCGCTGCTGCAACTGCGGACGCCCCGCGCACTCCAGATAGATAGTTGGACACAAATCCTGCTGCCTTGGATTCGGGCACGATGTACTCGGATTCACCAGCTTCACCGATAAGGCCAAGTGTCGGGCGGCTTACGAAGCCACCTTGAGCAAATCGCTTGACCGGGGCCTTTCCTCTGACTGTCGATGTTGTAGCTTGCCCTCTTAATCCGTTCAGTCGTTCTTGTGCATCAGCTGCTTCTCTGATTCTGGCGGCAGCCACTTCAGCGTTGGTAGCTATCCTGATGAAATTGCCCGCAGACTTGTCGCTATTGATGGCAATACTACTCGTAGCCTGAGCCATAAACTGCGATGACGAATAAGCGTTTGCCAGGCTCTGAGACACCGCTAGCGCTGAGGCTTGCGTTAAGCCAATTTGATCGCTGACTAGCTTCTGCTCTAGCGCGGTTTGAGCGGTAAGGATCTTCGCATTGTATTGCGCCTCTGCTGTGATTGCCTGATACCTGACTAACTCTTTATTCGCCGCAACTTGATCGGCAGTAGAGTCTATGACCGCATTTTGCGCTTGCAGTGCTTGCGCTAGCTTCTGGCGTTTGGCGTTCTCTTCCTCTACGTTCTTCGCCTTTAGGATCTGCAGTAATCCTTCTGCGCGGATCTCATCGTATTTAAGCCTAGCAGATTGAAGCTGCAGCTCGCCTTTGATCTTCTCCAGGCGAATGTTGTCTAGTGCTTGGCGGTACTCGATAACCGCAGCCTGCGCCTGTTGCCTGAATATCGCAACTGCAATATTGAATCGTTGCTGTGCAGTTCTGGCAAACTGATACTCACGCTCCAGCTGAACCCCTCTGAGATCATTAATGGCTTTTTCTGCCGCAAATCTTGCCGATGTAATAGTGGCGCCCCTCTCAAGAGCTGCAATCTGCGCATCAAGCGAAGTCTGCTGAGCACGCACGTTACTCAGCACGCTATTGGTAGCTGCAATCAGTCCTTCATTCTTTTTGGCTGCCTCCTCGATCTTGGGCGGCATCGAGCTATAAGCATTAACAGTCTGCGCGACTTGATTGCGTGCCTGGGCTTGCTTGGCAGTGAATGTATCTACTGCATTGTTGGTGACGCCCATCTTTTCAAGTAGCTTTGCCGCCTGTTCAGCAAAGAACTTAAAGACCGGATTGTTTGAAAGCTCAAGGAACTTGCGGACAATGAACGCAGTAATAGGCGCCATCACCCTGACTACCCCGATGATCCTATTCAGCGCCAGGATGATTGATCCTTGAAGGTATCCGAGGATAGTGCTCCATGGGATTGCTGTCCATAGCTTCCTGAACTCATCAATGGCTGGCTTAAGCGCCTTAAGCAGCCTGGGGAACACTTGCGCTCCAAGGTATCCCCACCATTCGGATAGCTTCTCACCGATGACAGCCAAGCCTTGCGCACCAGCGACAACAACCGGCGCAAATACATTGCCTATCTGAGCTTTTAGCCGATCTGTAACCTGGGCCAGCTTGCCCATGGTGCGCTGTTGTTCTGTCAGTTTTGCGTTCAAGTCACCTGAACCCTCTGCTGCAGTTGCCAATGCCCTGTAAAGGACATCACTCGTAATCTGGCCCTGCTGGGCCATCTGCTGCAACTCGCCGCGCGAGCGGCCTGTTGACTGAGCGATCAGATCAAGCAACTGAGGCATGCGCTCAGAAACACTGACAAACTCATCACCATTGAGCTTGCCTTTGCCTAGTGCTTGACTGAGCTGGAAGAATACACCGGCAGCATCAGCGCCACTGATTCCAGACTGCTTGGCGGCTACATTGAATCCTTCGTAGATCTGGGTAGTCTCTTTGAGGCCAAAGCCAACACCTTTTAATCGGCCATAGACATCGGCCAATGCCACCGTGGCCTCTGTCTGCGAAATGCCGAACTTGGCCGATGCTCCAGTTGCAGATGCAATCGCAGCATTGAACTCGCCAGTTGATGATGTCAGATTGCGTAATCTCTGCTCAGCGCCGCCACGTTCAAATGCCGTTGATACGCTCTGGCGCAGCACCTCCATTGTTGTAGCCGCAATGGCAAGCTGCGGGATCATGCCTGCGATGGCGCTAGTAAGGCCGCCCACCTTCTGCGTGGCACCCGGCACATTGCCGAAAGTGCCATTCATGGCCTCTACCTTGCGCTTGATCTCGTCAAGGATCGTCTTGGCTTGCTTGCCATCAACATTGATGGCGATATTGGCAACTACGGACATGACCGACGACCTCGCATAAGGCCAGTCTACCTGCGGCGATTCTTTCTAGCCGCTTCGTCTTGCTCTTGCGTTTCGATCTCAAATAGGGCTGCCCAGATCTGCAGCTCTTCCTTCGTAATGCGCTGGCTCAATTCGCTGAGTGTATAGCCCAGCTCACGAGCCAGGCGAAGCATGAGCCTTAGATACAAGTCACGCTTTAACTCAGCGGCTACTTTCCCGCTTCTGCCTCGGTTACATCGTTCTTGTCTGTGATGACAGCCAGCATCATGATCTGCAAGTCTTCATCACGCACCTCGTTTTTCAGTTCAGCGATCTCACCGGGTCTGAACAGCGGCTGACCGGCATCGTCTTTTGCCTTCTGAATCAGCAGTTGCAGCGCAAAGGCAATCGCCTCGTCGCTTCCGGCATCCTTCTGCGCCTTCTCCCTCTCGGCCATCGTAAGAGGACTC